TGAATGGTCACGCGGGGTTACAAGGACCTTCGATGAGCCATCACCTCCGCGTTGGAAGCCCGCCAGATCAGCGAGACCCTCGGGTTGTTTGATTGTGGCCTTCCTCGCACTCCACTTCAATGTGGCCTCAGCGGAACCATTCTCCGCAGTCATGGCTGGCGGTTATCTCGCAGTTTCCGCCGCCACCAGCGTTTGGGCCCTTGGCATGTACCTCTGTGGTTGCATGCTTCTCGTTGACCGCTGGAGTGATTGGCCTCTTGGCACGTTCGCTGCCAAAACGGCCGAATTTGTTGGTGCGTTGTATGGTTGGGCTTCCATGTTGGTTGACATACCGATGCGACCCGTTTACAATTTGGTTTACACGTACTTCGCTCATGACCTCATCCGTCATCTCATGCTCATCTGTGGTGTTTACGCCACTGTCAGGGCGTTCACGACAGGCACGCCGGCCGATTCCCGTTATGAGATCTTGGCTGCAGCCGCTGCCGTCTATGTCATTCACCAGACAATCGCTAGCCATCGTAGTCATACGGCTTGGATGAGGAAAGCAATGCTCGCCGCCCTATTTCTTAGTGCTGCTGCGATGGCCATGTGGGGCTGGAAGAGCTACTCCAAACTGCAGCGGCAGGGCGGTCTCCCTTATCAAACCATAGCCAGCCATGGTCAAAGGCCCACCACCAGCACTTTCTCAGCCCTTGTCAACATTGTGTACTTGGGTGTGTCGGCTGCTCTCTTGTACTCGTATGACGATGATGTCGAAGCAATACGGTCGGACATATCGCGCTTGACGTTCCTTAACACAATGAAGCGCACGCTTTCTGATGTTGTTGGGGATGTCACCATGACCAAACATTCTGGTAAGCCACCTGCTATCATACCTGCTGCCTGCCGTCGTGCTGCCGCGGCTGCTGCCGCGGCAGCAGGCCCCGTTGATGATGCCGGAGGTCCCGATGATTGGGAAGATGAATTGAAACAAGATGTACCGATCCCTGAGGCCAAAGCAGAGCGTAAAGATCGTGCAGCGCAAGTCATGGAAGCTATGGCGGCCCTCGGCAACGAAGGCTTTGCCAATATGGAACGTTACCATGGCGTCCACTTGCCGGAAGGTGGTGAGATGGCACTTCCGCGTCAGCGGTTGGCCTGGTTGCTTGAGCGATTTCAAATTTACGCCACTGTGCCCGAGAACCTAGAGCGCAAAGGGCGCCGCTACCATGTCACTAAGAACCTCACGGACCCTGACAGCATGCGTCTCGAAGAATGCGTCACCGCCGTGGGTAGGTGGGATATACCCGATCTTTTCAGGCATCTTAATGAGGCTGAGTTGTGTGGTGATGTGGGTCGCGTCGCCAGTGGCGGTGGCAAATACGTTTATTGCGTTGCTATGCGTGATTTTTCTGCCGTCAGGCGGTATGTCACTTACACGCGCAGCATTGATCGTGTTGTGACTTATCACAGTGCTGCTCCACCCGGCACCGCAGCCGCGCGTGTACATGCCAGGTTTGGACCAAATGCCAATCATAAGTGTTATCCCCATCGTGATGAGCCCGTTAACATCGAAAGCGTCGGTCGGGATGGCAAGGCCCGGCAGATTCACAATAAAGCCCTCGTTGATTGTCCGTCGTGTTACATCGTTGGTCACATTTCCATCGGTGCGCGTATTGAATCACAAGTTCATCGTATTCGAGCAGCTTACAAGCACGTGACCACCAAACATCGCACCGTCTGGTTCTACCTTAAGGCCGTGGCGTTTGGTGCGGCGGCGTCTTACGCCGCGTACCAACTTTATCAACGGTATAAGCCCAAGCAGAAGCCAGAACATGAGTCGAATGATGTTGAAGACCGATGGCAGCGTGATTATGGTGACCTTGAGGCCAAGGTCAATGGCAAGGTCATGAAAGTCACCCGCGCCGATTTTGTGCGCGCTAACATGGGTGGTGGCGCTGTTGCGGGTGCCAATTTGGACGGAGACCGCCGTGAGCTCAATATCGTTATACAGGAAGTTTTCGAAGCAGCGCGGAATTTGAGGTCAGCCGAGTCACCCTTTGACACTATGCAAGCGCGTGAAGACATTCGTGCCATGATGCGTGACAATCCCGATATCGTCCGGGCAATACTGTCACCTGAAGAGATAGGTGAGGCGAATGTGCCTGGCAACCGCTTTATGAGCGGTAGGCGTGGTACTCGCCGTGAAGCACTTCTCACCGCTGTTCCCGGTGACGTTAATCTCGAGAGCCTCAAGGCGTTGTTTTATATCACCAATCCGGCAACACAATGTTCGGGAGCAGCATTCTACTGCCGTCATCGGACGTCACACTATATTATCACCGCAAAACACAACGTTGAAGATGAGAAAGGTGTGCCGTTGTCGGTCGGCACCGTTGTTCATGCAACGCCATCCTGTGGCGGTGCACCCATCGAGTTCAAAGTGCGTGATACGACGAGCAAATATGACGTGGCTGTGTTGTCGCACATTGCAGCTGACATGTCAACCGTCAAGCCCATGATCTTAGGCACATTCACTCCGAACACGCATGTTTACCTCTTTAAAAGACGTGGCAATGTGGTCGGCACCGCTTCACAGGGGGTCACGTCACATCAATCAGTCGTTGATGGTGGCGCTAACGAGCTTAATAGCCACACGTGTAACACCGAGCCCGGTGACAGTGGCACTCCCGTCCTTGTCAAGAGCACTAATGTGGTGTCGCTCGTCCACACAGCGGGGTACCAGGGTACCACTAGAACCAACTTTGGCGTCTCATCCACAGAAGTTTGCCGGCACTTGGACATTGTGTTTCCGCCGAAGGCCAAAGCTGAAAGCAAACTGTCGCCCATCGCAGAAACGTTTAAACTCGTGCGACATAACAAAGACATAGCATCACAAGGTGTTTATCCCCGGCCGGGTGAGGACGGGTTTGTCAACAATGCGTTTTGGGACATGCGCCGTGAGCGCATCGGTGAGGTGTCGTGGCTTTCAGATTGGGTCACTCTACGAGCAGGATTTGTGTGGAGGCGCGATCAATCACGACCGCCTCCGACGTATGACCCGCGTTATGCGCTCTTTCTCATCAATAATCCGGCGCCATCAGTTGAGCGTGTTTACGGGCCGTGTGTGATCAGCCAAGCCACGCTACGCGTTGCGGCTGACAAGTTCATGGTCACGTCACATTATGCCCCCGAACCTGCACGATTTCGCAAAGCATATGCTCTGACGCATCAAATGTATCAGCGTCATATCGTGCGCGTGCCTGAGAAGTGGAATCTCCAAACAGCCATGCAATTCACCGAGCCAAATCGTAGCCCGGGTTTTCCATATGACACTAAGTATCATTCGAAGGGTCATTACTTTGCGAGTGGTCGGTTTGAGCGCGATTTCGCTGAATATTATGACACACTCTTGACGATGCCGCGCCAAGAGATCCTAGCCATGAATGCGAAGAATGGTGAGATACGGCCCATTGAGAAGTGCGGCAAGGCCCGTGTTGTCTTCTGTGACAGCATAATGCGCGTAGTCGCCACGAAAATGTTCACCGGCGATATGTTCTCTCAGATAATTGATACAGCGAGCATTGCACTCAAAGGTGCGTCAGCGAATTTTCTGGGCCTTGGCCCGTTCTATGGCACGTTTCAAGCCATGCGCGACTTAGCCGGTGACCACGACTGTTTCTCGGTCGATGGTGACGCCTGGGAGACAACCATGAGTCTTCCGGTGCTTGATCAAATCGTCATGATGATAGCCGATCTGGCGTCACTGACCGGGGACGACCGTGTTCGTTTCATCAATTTGATGAATACCATTAATGATGGTTGGTGTGTTACACCGGATGGCATGCTGTTCGTGAAGCATGGGAAAAATGGGTCTGGGAACGCCCTGACTTCGCTCATGAACACTATTTGGAACACTATGTCCACGATTTATGGCATTCTCGGCCAACATGATTTCGATGACCTCGAGTCTTATTGTCGCGCGTTCACCGCCTTCAATCTCGGCGATGATAACCTGCTGATCTCCCGTGTTGAGTTCGACGCCCTCAAGTTCATGTTTGACAATTATCTTGCCTTCCGTCTCACATACGCGGCAGCTCCCATCGGCCACATAACAACACACCGGTGGCTCAACATGGATTGGGTTTTGGACCCTGTTGATCGCCGGACGTATGTTGCGAAGAGTGATGGTGACAAAGCTCATTACACACTTATGTACAATGTTGATTGCGACAAGACAGCCCAGGCCCGGGCACAGTCGATTGCGTTGTTCGCTTACGCCAATGATAAATGGCGCGTACATTTTGAGAAGTATTGTTACTTCCTCGGCGTTAAGCCCGTTGACCTCGCGACCTTGCATGTGTTGTTCACAGGCAATGCGTCGCGATCAGTCGCCGTTCGACCACACATGGATCACATGTTTGCGCCGCGCCACATCCACGTCGATGCACACCGCATCCACGCTGCTGGAACAATTGCCAGCGTGTCACGGCAGGGATTGTTCCCTTGCCGAAAAGACGTTATAAAACGAGGACGACTCATTACACAACAGAAGAAGAGCTCCTCAACGGAAAAGCCTGGAACGAAACCAAGCGAACCAAACTCGGTGACGCTTTTGGACGGCACGTTATCAAACCGATTGTTAACGCAGTCGAGTTTGTCAAGCACACAGTGTCAACCGGGAAATCAGATCGGATTAAAGCCTCAGTTGATAAGGCAATGTCTGGTTACAAACGCACCAAGAAACGAACCGTCAAGGGGACCGGGCGCAAACCGAAGAGCGCCCCTCCACGGTCACGAAAACAGCAGTCTCGCAAGGGTGCTGCTGCGGCAGTTGGCGCCAAACGTGTCGCGCGACCACAGAAATCACGCGGCGGGCCGCCTGTCACGCGCCTACAGCGGTCGCGCAAGTCATTCTTCAACGTTGGGAGCACCAAAGATGGTATGTGGGCATCAGGACAAGACATTTT